CGTTGCCATCGCTTCCCCGTTCAAAGGCACTGCGAAGGTCTACCAATGGGACACAACGACCGGTGCGGCAACTTTGGCCTACACCGTCCCGCTCAACCGTGGGGTCGATGGCGACAACGTGCCCGTGACGGATGGAGTCGATCAGACAACCGACGCAGAAAAGCAACCGTTCCCCTGTTCTGGGTTGGTTGCCAATGAGCCAGACCTGTCGGGCGATCCTTCCGTGATTCAGCTAAGCGGGAACCTTGGGCCCGGCTATGTCGAAGCTGATGTACCGATTACCGTTGTTTCACAGAACGGCGACCCCTCGGAGTTCACCAACACTACGGTTCGCTCTCAAAATGGCACCACAACATCACCAATCGTCACTGATGACGACGAAAGTTTGATGTTGGGCTGGACTCCCGACACATTGAAGGCCCAAATCAAACAGGACACGACCGGGCTTTTGCGGAGGCTCGAACTTAGTTCAACCGGCGCAGTGTCTTATCCGGCCTGCTAATCGGAAAGCTAGGCCAGCCATGGGATAACCTTGTCACAGGCATCGATTCAGGATGAACAGCTTCTCCAATTCACGAAAGATTTGGAGGAGCTTGAATCATATAATCGCGATCGGATTACAGCGGCAATGAAACAATCGATCAACAAAACGTTGAGGCGATTGAGGAAAGCGTATGCAAATTATATTGAAAAGATGGAGGAATCAGGAGAGCCGTTCAACCGCTATACAATTGAAAAAGAAATTACCCGATACAAAGAATTGGTTGCCGCTAGCAATAGTTTGCTGGACGCCCAAACAATGAAACAGATAATAGGAATTTATGAGGATGATTTAAATGCTGCTTATATGATGGGTGAATATGCTGGAGTTGATTTACTTTCGGTTGTTGATAAGGGTTTAGTTGATTATGAGGAAGGAAGGGAAACAATTCAACAAATGCCCACAACGGCACAGACAGTGGCCGGGCAACGGCTTCGGGCATTCTGGACTAAGGAGAGGGCAGAGCTACGCCAGAAGGTCACAGAGGCCACGCTAGGAGCGCTTCAGACTGGTAAGGGATGGCGGGGTGCTCAGGCGCAAATCGCTCAGGCGCTGCGGGGGTATGGCCAGACAATCCTGGTTCCCAAAGATGAGCTAAGCGTGACGGCTCGAACGGGGTTTGTTATGCGGTTACAGGACCGGGCGGATCTGATCGCAAAAACAGAACTTGCCAGCGCTTATGTGCAGGGGCAAAACCGTGAGTATGAACGGATGGGGATTAAGTACGGGCGATGGTCTGCCACGGGTGAGCGCAGCTGCCCATATTGCGTTTCGCGTGAGGGGGCTATTTATAAGATTTCAGATTTAGAAAAAGCAATTCCCGCGCATCCAAGATGTCGATGCACGGTTGCCCCTGTGACGGATGAAATGCTAGAGGAATCAGGGGTAATGAATAGCGGATCTGAATCAAAGAAGCGTGAAGGCGCTGCGGAGTATTTAGATGATGGCGGATGGATGGCAATCAGGGAACAACGATTTAAAGAATGGATGCAATCTTCAGGTAAGAGCAAGCTTGACGCTGAGAAATATTTAGCGATGCCTACCAATACAGAAAAGTTTTTAAAGGGTAAGGATGCTGAAGCAATTAAACCGGTTTGGATACCGGGCGGACAGGCGCAGCCGGATCCTGTCAAGACGGAAGCGGCGACCCAGAAAGTGATCGACAAGCCGACAACCACTAAGAAGCAAGAGCGAAATTTAAAATCTGAGCAACGGGAAATGAAGCGACAGACAAAAGACTTAGTTAAAACACAAGATGAGATCGACCAGATGAAAGCCGATGGAATGACGCAAGAGGAAATCAGAAAGCAATTCCCAGAAGACGGTAAACTTTAATGAGACTGTTACATCATGAGCCAGGTTTTACGGATCGTTTTTAAGTCTGGCCGGATTGCAGAACGCCGGGGTAATGATTACACAGTTGAAAAATTGTTTTATAGCGATGTCGATAATGTCATAGATTATGTGATGAGTATTGATATCATTACCGGTTGCATTGGATTTTTCACGGATATTGGCGATGTGCGGTTTAGTGATGAAGTGGTTTTAACCTGTCCGGCTATTATCCACCGTGATGCGAACTCAGACAACCCCTGAGCGCTGCCTAGGAGCCCCTACAGCAGGCCTCCGGCCTTGTTCAGGCATGAGCGTGCCAATAGGGGGCTAGCAGGCCTTGCAGAGCCTTCTAAGGGCAAATGAATTTTTGCTGGATTTCCTGGTGTTCTGTTGTATCGCGTGTTTTTTGTGTTTGTTGAACCGTCGTCCCAAATAATCCCAGCTGACTGGCGTTTTATGTCGCCAGGCGGGCGAATGACATACAGGGTTCAGGGCCCTTGCTGCCGTTTGTATGACCGCGAAGAATTGCCATGGCCTAGCTGTTCTACCGTATGGCGGGGCAAGCAACCGAGCTGGAATCGAGTTGGAAGGCGTTTTGTTCCAGACCTTGCGGCAGCTCGATGTCCGAGCTATGCAGTGACGGGGACGGATGGCACCGGCCACCACTGGCAGCAAGTTTTTACTATCTATTGGGAAAAACTTTCGCCGAATTTAAAGCAATGGTGGATCACGAAAAAGCCCGTGATGGCATCCTATCCCGTTCTATCTGATGGGGCATTGATTGATGTTGACTGATGAACAGATGCGCGATGTCCGCAATGAAATTGATGGGCATGTATTGCGAACAACTTTGGAGGACATTTTGCTTATGCCTCCCGTCATGCGTGATGCTGCTGTGAAAGATTTTGAGGAAATTGATCCGGACTTAGGAAATAAGCTCCGGCTATCTCTTTATTTTGTCTCGTAGTTATAACGATGCGAACAGAGACAACCCTAAGGAATCCCGTGGTTTTGCAGCTGCTCACAGAGGCAGCGCTGGCCAGACGCGCTTACGAGCGTTCCCCGTCAGAGGTCACGCGCTACCGGCACGCAAAAGCCGGACGTCGTGCCGCTGCGGCTATTGCATTTCTCAATCACCAATGAAATTTTTTCTTCTATTTCCGGCAGTGTTTGCCAACTTGCTCACGCCTTCCACTATCAAAGAAGATCCAGCACTTCCTGAACCTGAGCCGGTCAAGATTGAACAAGTTGTTGCTCCGCTTGCTGATCTTATCGGCGCTGCTGAATCAGGAACTGCGGGAGGTTATGACGCTGCCAACCGTGGGAGGCCTTATGACCTTGGCAGGGATGGCGTCAAAAAAGTATTTGGCAAACCAGCTGCTGAGGTTTTAGTTTCCGAGATCAGAACCGCACAGCGTTACGGCAAAGTTAGCGCGGTTGGCCGATATCAAATCATTGGCATTACGCTGCAGAGTTTGCTTAATACCGGTTGCTTACAGGGGTCTGAGTCTTTCGACAAGGCTACACAGGACAAAGCTTTTATCTGTCTGATCCAACAGAAGCGCCCGGCTATTTGGCGATTTATCACGACAGGAAATGGGATTGTGCCTGCCGCTAATGCAACGGCGCTTGAGTGGGCATCAATGCCCTATAGCCACGGGGGATCTTATTACGGCGGCTGGAATGCTTCACGGACCACAAGGAATTTGTTATTTACAACCCTTGAGGAAACACGCCAAAACGTGATCGAAAATCCCGGTGCCATCTGATGAGATTTCAAGAAAACTTTGGCCAGTTCTTAGCGTTTGCTCTTGCAATCCATCGAAGAGATGAGGTTGCTGTTAATCAGTTTTCTAAGATGACAGCGGAGCGTGTCACGATTGAATTTGAAGAATCCGAGGCGGCCACATCAGCTAATCGCAATTCAGAAAAAGCTGATGAACGCCTGCGTGAAAAAATGGCAACTCATATGAAACAGCTTGATCCATTTGTTGATGAGGATGGGCGCGAATGGTTGAGATCTCAAATTAGCGATTAACTGGAAACCTGAGGGGACAGATTGCGTTTGTTCCCGTGGCTGGTCAACCCTATGTAATATCAAGCGGAGTCCCGCCCGTTAGCGAGATTTGGGGGGATAATGTAGCGCCGCTATTTCTGACCCGCGATGAGGTGCGTAATTTACTGCGAAGAATGCTGCATGTGCCTGTTACTTTGCAAGGTCTCGGTGATTTGACGATCAACATGAACACAACGGCAGAGCTAGATGTGCCTGCTGTTAGAGATATCGAGCTAGGAATGAAGGAATGGACAGATCTAGAAACAAAGAAAACTGAGATACAAAGCACACCTAACTGGGAAGGAACATCTGCGCCAATGAGAAAGGCAGACGTTGTTGAATATGATACTGAGTTATTTCATCAGGGTGGTAATACGTCCCTGACTGAAATGCAAACAGAAGGAATTCAAAAGAGAATGGCAAGAATTGTGAGCGAAATTCAGACAGCTTTGAATATGAATTTTACTGAGGGCGGTAGAGGTTATACGCCAATGTTTAGATCATGAGCAATCATTCACCGCTGGCACCGTTTGCTAATGCGCGGATTCTCTGGTATGGCGCAAACTCCAGAACAGGGGGCCGCGATGGTATGAAATTGGTGCAGGGTCAAGCATATTTAATCAGAGCATTTTTGCGCCGTATTGGCCGGGAATATCGAATGGAGAAAAGCCTTGGATTGCCTGCCGTCGAAGGTTTGCCAATGCCATTTCATGGATACTGCACGGCCTGGGCAGCAGTCACTCCAGAGCAAGCTGCCGAATATCGGACAATTGATGTGTTAACCATTACTAATTGGGATTATTCGGCGATTCTGCCACCGGGTGTGGAACAGAACGCACAAGCGAAACTGTCAATTCCCGGAACGGGTGAACTTGACATGAGGTTTTTAATGCGATCAGGCCGTTATGGCTCGGAGGGTATCGGTGAAATTATCAGAGGGGCCTTAGGTGATGAGCTTTATATTGATGGCGGTATGTTGGGCTAATGGCTAAACTTTTAGCAACTATTAATTATGAAGTAACTGGAGATCCTAATTCAGCGTTACGGGCAGCGGCGGAAAAGGCTTTTGGCGTTGTAGCTGCGGAACTTACTGGCCGTTTTGATGCTGCTATTTCTGGTGAACATTGGGGGTGGAGAAATGATCATGGCGGTGTGACGCCTAGATTCGGCGCGTCACAGATGACGCTATCTGAGAAATCATTTAGTTATTACACAGCATTAGGACAGCAGCCGCCAAGCAACACCAACAGGACAGCGCGGGCACCTAAGGCGATGGCAGGGGCAAAACGTTCAATTGTTGATACCGGAGATTTGAAACAATCTCGTAGCTTTAGGTTGAACAAAGCGGCGCTACGGGCTAACTGGACTTGGGGCGTTGATTATGCTGCTGCGGTGTATTTTGGTGCAACAATTCATCCCTGGGGAAATCCTGGCGTGTTGCGAACTATCCCCGGTCGCCCGTGGGTTAAAGCTGTGATGTTGGGCGCTGAGGCTGTGCCCGGTTGTTCAGGTATTGAGCAATATCCAGTTGAACAAAAACTGAAAGCTTACATAATTAAATTCACCCGGCCACAGGGTTAGGAATACTCAGGCGCTTCAGACTTGATCCATGGCAAAACTTCCCTTTAAGGTCGCCCCGGCTTTTGAACCTGTAGAGGTTGGAAATCCTAAGGTTGGCATTATTGAGATACCGCTATTTGGTGATTTAACTGTCCGTGAACAGTCATGGATTAATGATCAGCTTGCGACTAATTCAACGTTTTTGGAAATTGCTAGGATCTCAAATAAGGTTGCTAAGGCACAAAAAATTGATCCGTTGGCTGCTCATAGATTCCTAACTAAAACGGTTGCAGCGGCACTAGCAAGAAAGGAAGATGATTTTAAATTTACAGAGAAAGAAGAAAATTGGCGGGTTAAGTATGCGCGTGAGATTGAAGAACTTTGCGCGTTTTTGCTTAGAAACCAATGGGATCGGCAGGCCGTCACGGCGGCGGCGCTGATTCGTTTTCGTGTTGATGGTATGGATGATTTCACGGCTGATGATGCCAGGAACTTGGGGCAGACCTTGATTCAAGAAATCTATGCAGTAGCACTGAATGAGCAAACAGCTAGCGGTGATGATGACTCAGGGGAGGATGAGGATCAAGTGCGCGAGGATCTGGGAAAGTCCACGCCGGAACTTACCGAGAGCCTCCAGCCCTAGATTGGGCTGATATCTATTGGGAGGTCCGGCAATTGTGGCCGGGGGATTTAACCTTTGTGCCTGAAAAATTTGGAGAGCTTGGCATCAACTATGTCATTCAAGCTTTACTTAAGGGTCGTGAGTTAAAGCGCGAAGAATACCATTCGCTTGAAATGCCTATAGCAAATCTTGCTTGTTTGACGGCCAACATTAATAGAGACACAAAACGGCAACGCAAACCATATCAAGTAAAAGACTTTTACTTTTTCAGTTCAAAAGATGCTGACAATACACCTGACGCTGAACCGGCTGCAGCTTATATGGCATTACTTAAATCTGGTGAGCTACCAACATGGACACTTTCGATTTATGCGGATATGAAACACGGAGAGCCAGAGGCGGCCCCTGACCCCATAGCGGCGTTTGGGGAGCATGTGCTTATCCTTGCGCCTAAAGAAGTGAATGGAGGACTGGAGGGGCTTCTGCTGGCCTCTGGTGAGGCTTTTGGGCGGCACGTAAGAGTTAAGTTAGGGAAGCGTCGATTAACTCTAGCGATTCCGGAATTTGACGGAAGCTTTGTTGCTCGTGAGGGTGTTTATCTTCCGCAGATGTCCTGAGACATTCGCCAGTTTTGAGCCAATGTCTGATTTCTACTTCATACCACGGATCATAATAATCTTGGCGGCGATACCAACTAACCCACTCTTCAGATCCCTTGTCTTGATTGCATCGATGACAGGCCGGAATGCAGTTTGATGCAGTGTCCGCGCCACCTGCGGAGCGTGGTTTTACGTGATCAATTGTTAGAGATTTGTCGTCTAACGGTGAGGCGTTGCAATACGCACACTGGTCATTCCATGCGGATTTAATCGCACGACGCCATAAGCGCCTCGCATCAGCGGAGTTCATAGCTTCTAGGTGAAATAAGTGGTCAGAAGGTGTTGCCCTAATTGGCAGAGTTCTGTCCGTATTCACCTTAGAAACTCAGCCGGAATTAGGTACAGGTTGCTGACTTTCATGGAGCACCTTTTCGGCTATCAGAAAAAGTTTTCCAGCTTGGAAAACTGTAAACGACGCCTGAATGTTGATGCCTGTTTCTTATACCGAAATATCATCATCCGAGGACATTTATGACGTCTTGGTGGCTGATTCAACCTTTATGGGTTTTATCGGAACTATCCAATTTCAGGCAGGCACAGAAACAGCTCTGTTAGTCGCGGTCGCTGAAAATCCCCTTGAGGATATTATCAGCGCGTCTGGTGTTTTATGCGTTATTGAAAAATATTCCTCATTTCAATCTGTGCGTTTCCTTGGGCCAGAGGTTTATGTGGATCAAAGTTTTTCAATGCGCCTTACACAATTCCCTAGCGAACCCCTTTATTTAAGGGCCGCTGTTGAGCGTCTTTTACATATTTTCCCCGGTGGCTACGCCAACCCATTAGGAGCCGCCGACGAAGTAGCAGGACAAGGGCAGTATTTCTTTCAACTGCCTAAATGGCCTGTGGCTTGTGTTGAGTAATTAACGGGAACCTGCCTGGGGTTTGTTAACCCTTTTTCAGGTTTTTATCGTGGCTAATTTTACTTCTGCTTTCGGCTTTCAGATTTACATTCGTCCTGTACTTTCTGCTGAAGTCGATACCGATTCCGTCACTGGTGGTATTTCTGCAGGTGCTGGCGCATTTATTGACATTACGCCTGCAAACATCATCCCCCTGACTGCTGTAGTGGCACAGGGTGCAACGCCTGCTGAGATTGATGTTGATTCCGTGGACATTGTTCCTCTGAGTGCAACTGAGCCAACCATTGGCCAGCTTGTCGGTTTGACTGATGCAAGTCTCAGCACTGACACAAGTTCTGAAGATGTTGTTACTTATTCTGATGATTCTGGATACAACCAGAGCGTGGCAACTTCCAAGTCCTGGTCGATCTCCCTGGCTGGTGTGACGGACTACCGTGATCCTGCATATCAGGTAATGCGTTTGGCTGAAATGAACAACGTGGCCGGTGGTCTGCGTATCAAGATTGGCCGCGTCACCCCTGCTGGTGAGAACATTTTCGGTTATGCAACTCTCCAAGGATTCTCTGAATCTGTGGAAGCTGGCACCATCGTCAGCTATACAGTTGAGGCTGCAGGATATGGCCCACTGGGTCTGACTCTGGCCGCTTGATTGGAATGCTTTAGGGGATCATTTTTAATTATGTCTCATCACGAAACTGACCACTTCGAGAAAGCCGAAAAAATTAACGGCAGAGCAGCAATGCTCGGAGTGATTGCGGCCATTGGAGCTTATGCTTTGACCGGTCAGCTAATCCCCGGCATTTTCTAGATCAACGTTCCCAAATCGCTTAAGGCTCCCATTATATGGGGGCCTTTTGTGTTTTCAGGAAACCTAGATTGACCTAGTGGGTGTTGTCGTGTCGGGTTCACTTGGAGACGTTAATCTTACGTTAGGACTCAACACCTCCCCGGCGTCAGAGTCTTTAAAAACATTTTTCACAACGCTCAATGAGCAGTCAAAGAAAGCTAGCAATGCTTTCAAGCCACAAGAAACGGCGCTTTCAACTCTTGTAAAGAGAGCACAGAAATTAGGATATGAATATGACAAGGTAGGTAATTCTTTTAAGGACGCATTTGGCAATACTGTTGGCATCCAGAAAGTTCAACAAAGGATTCAATTACTAGACAAAAGTTTATTTAATCTACGGAAAACCACAAAAAGATCCGTTGCTGCTATTCAGCAAGGATTTAAAGATATTTTATCTGGGATCCCGCAGGGGATTGGATTGGCTATTGGCCAGAGCTTGATTCAGCCTTTGCAGCAATTGCCACAGGCGCTGGCGGGTGCCGCTACTGAATCGGTTGCAGCATTCACGGAAATTGACCGGGCATTGCGTCAAACTCTTTCAATTGCTGGAGAGGATTCTGCTGCATTTGATGAACTTAGTCAGTTCATGCTGGAGCTGGCCGGATCCACAAAATTCACTGCCAATGAACTTTCAGAGGCGTCTGTAGCGCTTGCCCGTGCAGGCTATTCAGCAGAGGAACTAAAGGCCGCCATGCCCGGCATTGCCCAAGGCGCTGCGGCTGCGGGTGAATCCCTTGGGACCATGAGCGATGTGGTGGTCGCCACGATGGGAGGCTTTCAGCTGGGGGCTGAGCAAACTGAGGAGGCCGTTGACATCCTGACTAATACGGCCAACAACGCAAACACCTCAGTTGCTGAACTTGGCGATGGTCTGAAATACGCCGCTCCAGTCGCTAAATCCCTTGGGTTCAACCTTGAGGAAACCGCCGCTGCAGCGGGCCTGTTGGCTAATTCAGGCATCAAGGCTAGCCAGATGGGCACAGCGCTTAGGACAGGCTTAACGCGGCTTGCAGGGGCCGCTAACGGGACAAATTCAGAGTTTGCCCAACTGTCAAAAGGAACGGGCCGTATGTCTACGGTTTTGACAAAGATCGGCGCGGACATTGTTGATACCAACGGCAACCTTAAAGCAATGCCTCAATTACTGGATGCGTTGCGCACCGGGTTTGAAGGTTTCTCATCCACTGAACGATCATTAGCGGCCAAAATTCTATTTGGCGATGAGGCGGGATCAGCTTGGATTTCGCTTCTTAATACGAGCGCAGAAGAAACAAATTCATTTTTTACGACTATCTCTAATTCATCAGGCGTTGCTGCCGAGACTGCGCAAAAAAACTTAGAGGGTTTTGCTGGCTCGCTGGATCTGTTGAATTCTGCAATTGGATCTGTTCAGGCTGCATTTGGTAAGTTTTTGACAGGGATATTGAAGCCCATTGTTGATGGCATCACAACGATGCTAAATTTATTTAATTCTCTTCCCGGTCCTATTCAACAGGGCGTCATTGCTATTGGTGCATTAACTGCAGCGATTGGCGCGGCAATTATTTCATTCGGTATTTTTAAAGCTCTTGCAATATCGGGTGTTTTCAAAGGTTTAGCTGCTGGTTTTGCTCTGGCAGCAAAGTCTGCAGTCTTACTGTCTACAACCTTGATTAATAAAGTTGTCGCTAGCTTTGGTGTATTAATTACTAAAACAGTTGCCCTAAATACGGCTATAGCGGCAACATCTTTCAGCTTGAAAACATTGGCAATTACATCCACGGGAGCTGTAATTAACGCGATCACTGCGGCTGGCGCTGCCATGGGTGCTTTAGCTCTCAAGGTAGGCCTTGTTGGCAAGGCAATTCTCACGCTTAATTTCAAAGCATTAGTGCCAGTGTTGGGAGCTATTGCAAACGGCTTCTTAGGGGCCGCTGCATCTGCCGCAAAATTTGTTATTGCTATTGGCCCAATAGCATGGGCGGCTGCGGCCATTGGTGCTGTCGCTGCAGCTGTTCACACATGGTCAGCTGTTACTCAGGAAGGAAACGCAATCCAATCCGAGTCACGCGACTTAACTAAGGAATTAAGTGAAGAATTGGAAGGCCTTGTTCCTGCTATTGAAAATGTTCCATGGGAAAGAGCAGTTGAACGGGTCGGATTATTTCAGGCAACTCTTGATATTTTGCGCGAATCAATCGGATTGCAAACAGCGCAAGATGCTGAGTTGATTGATTCAACAAATAAAGTTGCTGACACGTATGAAAAAGTAAACGAACAACTTGACGAAAGCATTTCTATTATTGGAAAAGATGTTGACGCTCTTTCCAAGCTGACCGTAGGCACTAAAGAATATGAGAAGGAATTAGAGAGAGTTAATAAAATGCAAAACGCTGTTGATAAAAACATACAAAAACATATCAGGTTATTACAAGAGCGAATTGATTCAACAATGGATGGCCGTGTTGCTATGGATCAACTCAACGAATCAGAAAGATCATTTGTTTTAAATTTACAGTATGCAATCGACAATCTTAAAGAACAACGCGAAGAATTATTAGCCATGGCCCCGGCCGCTTCAGATTTAGCAAGTGCGATGGAGAAAGGCGCTGAGGCTGTCGAAGATGTTTCTAAAAGGTTGAAAGACGCTAACTCTGCTTTCGATAGCGCTAAGGAAGTTTTTAATTCAGCAGTTGGAGCAATGGAGGAAGCGTTTTCTAACCTTCAAAATCAATTAAAAGAAGGATTAGATGTTGAGATTAGTGGCATTGAGGAGGCAATTTCAGATTTGAAAAGAGTTGAGCAGGCACAGGCTAAAGCTTACGCACAAGAGAAGCGCGACAGATCACAAGCTAATCAAGCCGCTTCCAGAGCTGCCGCTGCCCGTATCAGGAATGTCCAGCGATCGGGTGCGGCTGCAGCTAAGGCGGCTCAAAATGAACTAGATGAGTTCAAAAAAGCTAATGAACAAATAGAAAAAGAAGCCCGCAAGAGATTTGATGCGGCAAAAGAAGGTTACGAAAAAACGCAACGGGCACAAGAAAAGTCTCATCAACGGGCGATGAAAAGCCTTGATGCGGAAATTGCACTTATTCAGCGAAGAGCAGATGCAGCAACTGCATCTTATGACGGCCAGATTGAGGCCTTAAGAGAACTGACCCCGGCCGAGCAAAAGCTTGCGCAACTTGAAAAGCAACGCTTGCAAGATGCTGCTAAGGGGACCGGAGAGGAAGCGTTAAAGGCTCGGGCGCAGCTAGAGAGAATGGAGCGGGAACGCCAGATTGCGCAAATTGAAAAAGATCGTGAGACGCAACTAGCTGCCATTGATCTTCTTT